TAGTATATTGCTAAGGCATGTAAAGATGGGTCATTTATGATCTGCTAATTTCTCTTGTTATACGTCATCTTTTAGCTAAGGACTTTTGAATAGTCTCTCCACTATCTACCTTAAAAAACCCACTTGGAGCAGAAGTCATAATCGTCAAACTTGGATACTATAACTTCTTTGACGCATTAACCTAGCCCAACATTACCTGAGTCTTTATTCTGGCTAGTGTGAGTCAAAATACATTCTGATATATCTCTGACATGCCATATCACTAGATCGTCTCCTGCTGCCCACATGAAATGACGATACAAGTGAAGTCCAGAATCATATAGATAAAAACTCCCATATGCTAAAGAAGCACTGGTATTAAAGTAGGTAGTGAAAGGATGCCCACTAAAAGTCATACCTGTTATGTCATAGTACATAAAATTTTCCCAAGGTTGCTAATCTTTTCCGTATTACGGCATAGTGTTTCTAAATGAGGTTATTACTTCTTATGGCCATCTTTATAAGCCTATACCTGGTAGTTAGACAAACATTAAGCTCCTATGATCTAGTGCTTGCTCTAAAAAGGATCTCTATAACTACTCCATATCACTTACGTTGTTCAAGAACCATAAATTTTGTTTTAGCTTTTCAAAAATCTTGTTTACTAGTTTCTTTGTTACTGGGTCAATAGCTATCTATCGGAGTATTACATGCTAAGTACTCTCGAAAGCACTTCCATCTATAGAATGACTTAACATACTTGGAGATACTTTGGAAGTGAACAATTATTGCAGTTATTTCTTGTTGAAGCCTTGTATGAAGCCTGGCATAACTTATTTGAGTGCTGGCCAGAACAGTTTCTGGATTAAGGTTAATAATCCACAGTATTATTTGCTAGGATTACATATCGTTCGTGGCCTTTCTGATACATTATTAATGATGTTATTGCTGATGTTTATGGCTTCTGTATTGTAGATTTCACCTCCTTTCAACATAGTTTAGAAGGTACCGGGTGCGATAGAACTCTTATTCACTTCTCTCATTAGCTACTTCATGTAATTGTCTTTCTTCGCTTAAGAGAATCCTTCTCTATTATTTATGTCTTTGATTGGATTATAGTCTAAGACATAACTGTAATCTACCTTGTCTAGTTTTCTCATGATGTCGGAAGTGTAACCTTTACAAAATGACTTAAATCTATCTACTTGCTCTTAGTCAACGTAAAGGTGTGATGCAAAGAATCTATGATACAAACCATAGAATAAGTTATCTACCGTTTTAGAGTGGAACTCATAGTTCACGTTCGAGTTGGTCCAGCCTGTGACTACATTCTAACAAGAGTACGAGGGTTC